AAAAAAGGGAATTATACATTGGGGAATAAACCCAACATGTCAAAAAAGACATCAACCAAAACAAAAGCACTCGGAACATTCAAGAGTGATAGTTTAAAAAATATGTTAGACAGCTTATGACAACAATAGTAATTAGTATATTAGCAGTAATAGTAGTGATTCTAGGATTCACAACCTATAATCTTCTTCGTAAAAATGAAAAACAAGAAGATATTGTAGCCGGTTATTTAGTTTACCTAGATAATTTATCCCGCACAATCGAAGTTTCAGACAAGAAATTGAAAGAACTAGATCGTGGTGGTGTATTTGAAAAAGACGACGAAGTTGGGGTTATATTTCAATCAATTTTAAAAATTCAAGAAATCCTCAATGACTTTAATCTTAGAAAAATCAACAACTAAAGTGCCTAAAAAGAAAGTTAGCAAGAATTATTTCACCCAGGAAACTGAGGATGCTATCGTTCTGTATAATAACACCAATGACTTTGTTTTAAGAAGTCAAATTTATGAAGAAAAAATACATTACGCTTTCTTTAAATTAACCCAGAATATAATCCATACATTTAAATTCTATCATACCGAGGTTAGTGATTTAGAGCATTTACAACATGAAATTATTGTATTTTTATTATCTAAAATACATTTATTTGATCCTAGCAAAGGTGCCAAAGCATATTCTTACTTTGGTACCATTGTTAAACGTTGGTGTATTCTTTATAATGATAAAAATTATAAAAGTAAAATCAGTAAGGTATCAACTGATGAATTACTAAAAGATGATACACACTCATATACAATTGAACCTACAAATTCAAATGATAAATTGTCTATTTTCATGGATGAATACGTAGAATTTGTAAGTATCAACATATATAAACTATTTTCTAAAGAATACGATGCCAAGATTGCAGATGCAATTTTAGAGTTGTTTCGCAAACGAGAATCAATCGACGTGTTCAACAAAAAAGCCCTATACATCTACATTCACGAAATGATCCCAGATGCTAAAACTCCTAAAATTACTAAAATAGCAGGTATTTTATATGGAGTGTTTAAGAAAAATTACCTGTTCTATTTAGAACAAGGATATACGAGTTTTCAACTCTAATAATTTTCTATATTTATACCCAAAAATACTTATATGAGTAATTTAGAATCAAACGTTTGGGGTAAGAAGAAGTTTTCTGATATCCTAAAAGAAATATACGATAATCAAAAGAAAAAAGAAGTCCAAATATCTGCTTTGATAGGTGAATTAAAACCACTTATTAATGATATTGGTGATGCTACATTAATAGTTCCACTTATTAAAGAATATATGGAATTAGGAATCAAAAATGATGAGCAATTAGTTAAAATGGCTACCATAATTCAACGTGCCGTTGCATCTAACAAATCAGAAGATGAATCATTTGGGATGACCGAAGACGAAAAAGCACAATTGTTATCTGAAGTTAAGAAATTTAATCCACAAGGGTAATGTCACATAAATTTGGATTTCCTTCAATGACTAATAAAGCCTCAAATAATAAGGCTAAAGGGGGAAATTCTAATAAGGCTTCTAATGAAGAATTTATAGTTCGAGTAAGTGATATTAATTTAGATCCTTCAACTGGATTTATTAAGATAGGATTTATTAATGGAGAACGAGTAAATAGTAAAGGAATATTAACTGGAAAAATTTATTCTGATATTCGCCCTGCAGATCCATATAAAAAATCATTCCCATTAGTCAATGAATATGTTAGAGTTAAATATGTAATTGCCCCTAATACAGTTGGAGGGCAATTTGTATATGAAGGACCAATCTCATTATATGGAGCAGTTTCTCCTAACGTAAACCCAAACCCTACCCCTCTAGTTAACCCAATCCCCGACTCCCAGAAATTAAATTATTCCCAAGTAGAAAGTGGGGGGTATAACGTACAAAACAATAATCTTGTTTCTTTAGATTTTAATTCTATTTCAAATCCTGGTCAAGCTACATTTGTTGAAAGAAGTAATATACATCCTTTATTACCATATGCTGGAGATATAATATATGAAGGTAGATGGGGAAATAGTATAAGATTTGGTAGTACTGCTAAAGTAACAGGTAATTACCCTAATACATGGTCTTCATTTGGAAATAATGGAGATCCTATTACTATATTGATAAATGGTCAAAATCCTAAAGCTAGTAGCTTTGGGGCTGAACCTATTACTGAAAATATATCTCAAGATTTGTCTTCAATATATTTAACCTCTTACCAAAAAATTCCATTTAGTATAGCAAATGAAAATTTTATTTCTTATACAACTCCCCCAACAACACCTGCTCAATATATAAATCCACAAATTATTCTTAATTCAGATAGAGTTGTAATTAATGCTAAAAATGATAGTGTATTAATTAGTGGGCAAAATTCAATAGGTATTTCCTCAAACGGGAGTGTAAATATAGATGCTTCTTCCCATTATATTAGCTCAAATGATATTAAATTAGGATCTAAAAATGCAACTCAACCTGTTTTACTTGGAGACAATACTGTTGATTTATTAATTGAATTAACTGAGGCCGTTAAAAATTTAGCTTCTATTTTACAAGTACAAAGAGATTATCCTGGGGGTGTTTTAGCAACCTCATATAATTCTGTAGCGGGTAATATACTTAATCAAATAAATGATCCAACAAACGGTATTTTAGCTCAATTAAATAATAATAGTCTTAAATCTCAAACAACTAAAGTACAATAATGGCTCTAGAAACTAAAAATACTGGTTCTCTAAAAACTAAAAATACTGGTTCTCTAGAAACTAAAAATACTGGTTCTCTAGAAATAGAAATTGATTTACAACAAGTATTATCTTTAGTTGGAATAAGTTTACCTAATACAGGTTCACTTTCTCCTACAGGTTCTCTCCCTGAACCTCCTAAGAAAATTAAACTTCAATCAATCAAAGGAACGGTTGTTGACTTAATCACTAACCAACCATTACCAGGTGTTGTAGTTACAAATAAACTTTTAAAAAGAGATACTACTAACAGTAAAGGAGAATTTTCTATAAAACATCCTGATTTAACAGATACTGGATTTGATCCTGCTAAGTTTCCTTTAAATTTTAAACTCCGAAACTACGGCCCATATACAAATACCCCATATAAATCAGATGGTACTCTTAAACTCGACTTGGGGATAATCACATTAAATCCTTTACAATCAAACTTACAAAAAGAAATTCAAAAACTTTTTAAATTTCCTGATTCTGTTGTAGAAGAATATAATACAAAAGATGTAACTGTAGATTTTAAAGTACAAAAGAAATTAAATGTTAGTATAGATACTTTAAAAGGAATAGTTGTTCCCCTTTTACTTACCCTAATTGCAGCATATGGAATTAGTAAAGTAGAAGATTTGATTAAAAAATATGAAATTGATCCTCAAGCTGCTCTTGACGAAATAAAGGATTTAATTACTTGTCCTACTCAAGCGGAAATGGACAGATTAATAGCTACTAAAAATAAATTAGTAAAAAAAATTAATAATACACTTACTGTAATTAATAAAACCACAGAAACTTTAGCTAAATCCGAAAAAATATTAGGAATTACTTCCCCAACAATTAAACTCATACGCCAATTACCAACCCCAGTAGCAATAGGAGGTGTTGGAATCCCGATAAGTTTTATTACTGGAGTACAGGATACATTAAAATTTTTAGATAATTTAGTAGAAAAACTACTTTATGTAAATACAACAACTTTAGCTATTTTAAATTTATTAAAGGGGGTTTTAACCCAAGTTCTTTCTCTTTTAAAAATTTTGGATTTACTTACCCAATATTGTTATCCAAATGCAGCTCAAGAAAGCGTAGCTTTAGAATTAACCGCTTTAACTAATCAACAATCAACACAATTATCTCCTGTAGTTACAAATGTAAATGGATTTGAAATGGGTGTTATAACAGAAGTAACAGATAAACCATTAAAACGTAGACGAGCTATAGCTAGAAATAAACAAGGTGTAATAATGTTACAAGGAGAATTTTCCTTTAGTTCAATCGATCAGATATTAATAGATGAACTTGTATTTTATATTCAACAAAATAATTTAAAAGCAGATTAATCCTATATTTATAACCATATGAAAAGTACCGATTTTAAAAAAATAATTAAAGAAGCCGTAAGAGAAGCAATTCAAGAAGAATTGAAGGATATTTTATTGGAAGCAGTAAAATCCCCTAAACAGGTAGTCAGAGAATCATATACCCCAGGACAACCTCCCCCAAATCCACCATCTTATGCTCCACCTCCAATAGACTTTAGATCAAAATATGCTGAAGTATTAGGTGAAACTGCTTTAAGTTTTACTTCACAAGACGCACAACCATCATTTAGACCACAATCTAGTGACCCTGTAAATGGAAATTTAGGAACAGGTGAATTAGGTATGGATCAAATTATGAGTTTATTAAATACTAAATAATGGCATTTAATCCCCAACAAATAGCTCCTATTGATTTTGATTCTAGCACTGCTGTTGGGGTTAATCTTCCTTTTAGTGGTCCTGCTGTTTTTCTTTCAAATTATACAACAGCGGAAGCTACTAAAAATAATCTTATTAATTTTTTCCTTACTAACCCCGGAGAAATACTTTTAAATCCTACTTTTGGGGGTGGTTTAAGAACATTCATATTTGAACAAATAACTGCAGATAATTTAAATTTTCTTAGAGAAGATATTAACAATAAAATATCTGTTTATTTCCCAAATATTATAGTAAATGATTTATTAGTAACAGGACAATCAGATACTAATCAAATTACAGTTACTCTCAAATACTCAGTATTAAACACTAGTATCAATGATACTATTATAATTGAATTTTAAAAATGGCTAACGTAAATAGAGACATAAAATACATAAATCGTGATTTTTCTAGTTTTAGACAAAGACTTATAGAATTTTCTAAAACTTATTTTCCATTAACATATAACGATTTTACCCCTGCCTCACCGGGTATGATGTTTATAGAACAAGCATCATATGTTGGTGATGTTTTAAGTTTTTATTTAGATAATCAATTTCAAGAAACATTTGTTCAATATGCTCAACAAACAAATAATGTGTTTGAGTTGGCATATATGTTTGGTTATAAACCTAAATTATCAACCGCAGCACAAGCTGTAGTTGATGTGTACCAACAAGTACCTTCTAAATTAGTTCTTGGAG